CAGATACCTCTGTATGGCGTCTTTCTCACGAACCTTGTATGGGAATGGTTCTTCCTCATACACCTCTGGTTCCGCCTTTCCTGTGTAGTAGTTATGGCGTTCTAGTTTGACTCTATTATATTGTTCTCTTGCTTTCTCTCGCAGTAAAGTGATCGTATTATACAGAGTATAATACTTTGAATGAAGTTGTGGAATCTTCAGAGATTCATCATGTAGGTTATCAGGGTCAATGACAGCATCTTTCTGCCACATCTCCTGAATTTTATCAAGATCCATTAAATTGACGAAGTCAGTTGATATACAGTATACTTGAATGTTGCCTGTGCTGTAAAGTAGTTCACATCTGTTGACGTAGCATCAAAGTCCAGAGAACTAAGTGATACGGGGAACATGTCAAGGAATTTTACTTTTGCAACCTCATTAAAGTTGCTGTTTAAAATACGAAGAGTTCCATCTGCAAATTGATCATTCATATCTCTCAGATCATTATCATCTGTGGTTAGATCTTTGAACTGTTGTGCAGTTTCTGGAAAACCAAGACCATACATCCAATCATGGACAATCTTATAGTTCTCCATATTCTCATCAACCAGAAACTGAATGGTTAAATCACCAAACGTAAGTTTTGTTTCTGGGACATCAATATCCTTTAGATATGAAGGTTGAGTTGCAGTTGCTAAACTGATTTCTGGAATTCTAGCAGTATTACAGAAGAAATCAACTTTTGGGTACTTGCCAAGATTAAACTTGAAACCAATCCCAGAAAGAAAATTCCTGTTATTAATCTGGTTTGCCCAACTACAATTCGCCATCAGTCGTTTTATTTGTATTTAGATAAAAAAAAGGGGTCCGAAGACCCCCCTGAGAAATATGTGTACTTGAATCACATGAGGTTGGAAACCTTGACTCTTCTGTAGTAACGGTTGGTGTTACGTGAGAGGCGACCAGCGCCAACATCTGCACCTTCAGCGAATGGGTTAGCAACAATACCGTAACGGGTCTTGAAGCCAATCTTGGGCTGGAAGGTGTCCTGTCCAACGGCACGAACCATTTGGAGAGGAACGTATGGGCAATAGAAGAGACCAGCGTCATAAGGTGAAGAACCCTTATAACCAGCAACGTAGTACTGCTGAGCAGCAACGTTTGCAGAATAAGGATCGATGTATACGCGATACTTACCTGCGAGAACACCAGCGAAGGTGTTACCGGTGTCGTCAACGTTGAGGTTAGCGTTGAGTGCAGGGGTGTAATCGAGAACGCCTGCCATGGTCAGAGCGGAAGCAACGTCTGCGGAACACAGAATCATGTTGCCCTTTCCTCTACGAGTGCGCTGTGCAATTGCGTTAGCGTCACGCTCGATTTGGAAAATAAGACCCTTGAACTTCTCAACAGACCAGCGACCGTTGGAGTCAACGTCGAGGTCGAAGGTACCAGGGTTAGCAACGTTTGCTTGTGCGCCAGGCTCAGCAACGTTGTAGATGGTTCTGATAACTTCACGGTTGATCTCAGCCAGAATCTCAGTGGAGAGAATGTTGGCGAGTTCAGCCTCAGCGTTCAATCCGTGGATTGCCTTGAGGTCTTGTGCGAGTTCTAAGGAGTACTCAGCTTTCAGTGCTCTTGACTTAGCGGTAACGGTGACCTTCTCGATTGAGAATGCCATCTCGTTGAACGCACCAGTGTCATCGCCCAGACCTTCTGCCTGGTCGGTGCGGAGACCCTGACCTACGTTGTAGGTGGTAGCGTCACCAGTTTGAGGTGCGGTTCCATCAAGGAGACCAGGATTGCTACCCTGCTGTGCAGTGGTACCCAAACCAACGTTACCGTCGGTCCATCCTTGGGTGTTGTTGAAGGATGCAGACTGACCAGAGAATGCGGTATCTGCTTCGTTGAACAGTGCTTCTGTGCCACCTTGTGAGGTGTACTTAGAACGCATTGCGAAGATGAGTCCAGTAGGACCACTCATTGGTTGAACGCCAGCGAGGTCATAAGCGACCAGGTTAGGCATTGCGCGGCGAATCAGGGAAATCAGAACAGGGTCGAAACCTGCAACGTTCTGATTACCACCAGATTGGTATCCAGTTGCACCAACAGAGTTGGTTGGTGACTCGGAAAGGAACTCACGCTCTTCGCGGAGAGTTGCTTCTTGATTCTCAAGCAGGACAGCGGTAACAGCTCTACGATGGGAGTCCTTGATAGGATCCATTCCCTCATAATCGAGGATAGGTGCCCACTTCTCCTGCAGAGCCTCGGTATTAGGCATTTGCATTTGAATTAAACCTCTTTAAAAAGTTAGTTTGAATGTTTATGATTTAGAAATCACTTTTTGGCAGCTCTGGAAAGCGTATCCAGATAGGCTTGCATCATTGGGGAAACCTCTTCAGAGATAACCTCATTGGTAGAAACCTCTTCTGAAAGATTCTCAGAGGTGCTTGGAGTTCCGACATGCTCAGGGAAGTAAGAACCTCTCAGAGTTGTCAGTTTCTCACGATAGTCTGACTCACTTTCAAACTCAACATTTTCAGCGAGAGTAGCGAGCTTCTCCTTCTGAGAGTAAGCGAGACCCTCAGTTACCTCTGCAAAAATTACATCGGCACTGGATTCTGCTAATCTTCTGTTCAGAGCAACATTTCTTTCGATTTGCTCGTTGAGTTTAGACTCCATTTCATCTAGTTTATCTACCATGCTCTCAAGTACATCATATTTCTCTTCAGGGATAGATACATAATGTTCTTCAAAAAGACCTTTCATTCCTTCGAGGAAAGATTCGGTGATTTCGGACTTGAGACCTGCCTCAACTGCGAGTGCGTTCTCAGCGAACCACTCATCGGCAACGTACTCAAGATAAGCATCGACACGCTCAGAGAGCTCATCGCGGATAGAAGCAACTTCTTCTACAAGTGCTTCCTGATAAGTCTCAGTCAGCGCCTCTTTGATTGACTCAACCTTAGAGGTGATTGCTGCCTCAAAGATTGTGCGTGCTTTGTCTTGGAACTCTTCGGAAAGCTCTTCTCCTTCGAAAAGTGCTTGAACATCTTCTTCGATGTCAAACCCTTCTTCTTCTACGAGTTCTTCATCAGTTTCTTCCGCTTCGGCAACAACTTCATCAGCTGCTACTTCCTCTTCGGAAACAACCTCTTCTTCGGTTGCTTCTGCTTCGGAAACTACTTCCTGGTCTTCATCAACTTCTACCTCTTCAGCAGGAGCAGCTTTTGCATTGACTACATCCTTAACTTGCTTCAGAGTTGCACCAGGTGCTCTGAGTGCATTAGATTCATCATCAGGTCTTGAATTTTCGGGAGTAGGACCGCCGAGATCTTCAACTGGGATTCCAGCCGATTGCATTGGCTCAGCAGGTGCAGCTCCTTTGGTTACTACGTTTTCCATTTCTTGTAAATTGTTACCAACGGACATTTGAAAATATAATTAATGATTGATTAATTACATGTATTTATTTATAGACTCAAAGATTTGAGAGGAATTCGTTGAATAAGTTCAACTTATGCTCTTCAAGTGCTCTTTGATCGACGAGAGTATTAATTCTCTTCTTAGTTTGCTCAGCGAGTTGTTCACGAAGGATTCCTCCTTCCCAAACCCACTCTCTTCCTTCCATGATTCCATTAACAAATGCATCAGGAGCAGAAGGATCGGCAACGATATCAGCAGCAGTTGCTAACTGAAAATCTTCGCCAACAATCTTGTGACCTTCGCTTGTGGTCTGAAGTGAACCAACACCACGAGAAGAAACACCAAGCATTACACCTTCATCGAGAAGGGAAGATGCAATTTTACCCATAGGGGTAGAGAGGATTTGTGCTTTTCCTCTGAAATTATTTCCCTCTTGAACCAGAGAAGTAATCTTGTGAGATACTCGGTCAAGGTTTACTGTAGGACCATCAGGATGACCGAGTTCGCCAAGAGCGCGACCCTTGTTGACAAAAGTTTCGCAATAGCGATTTACTTCCTTAGCAAGAGTAGAAATGGGATACATTCTCCCATTACGGTTCTTGATTTCACCTTGAAGAAATACACCTTCGATGTATAACTTCTTATTCGCACCTTTGCCTTCGGTGATAATTTTTACGTTTGTTACTTCTTCTGTGATGAGTTTCATGGTTCTTAACTTGTGAATGCTATTTTTGTTCCGTATACAGTTCCTGTAGCACCAGTTGCATAAACATAATGGTCTGCTTGCTTCTCAACTTTTGCCGTGGAACCAGGCGCAAGCCTCAAACTTGAAACGACATTTCCATTTGGAGCATCAACAATGACAACCAATACCCCATCAGTGTCTGCGGTAGTTCCACTAGTAACAATAGTACCACCAACAAAAATATGCATGACTGTGGCACCACCTAGGGTGATTGCTCCACCACTTCCTGTTGGTATTGGAGTTGCTTCTCCTAAAGGTTTGATTGACATTATTCAGAATCCTCTTCTGTATCTGTTTCCGTTTCTAATTCATCAACAACTTCATCTTCAACTTCATCCTGAACCTCAGGGTATTCAAATTCTTGACCAAACATTGCATTCGCAACATAAGGTCTGGCAATGTCAATACGTTCTGCTGCTTTTGCAAACAGAACTTCTTTCATTTTGTCGCTAATATCGGCAGCAGAAGCATCCGTAGCGATCAAATCGATAACGTCGTCCATAAAAATTCAATATGTTAATATACTATATTTATAACTCAGCCTTTTTGGTATCTTTTTGATAGTTGGCATCTATTGCTGCTGCTTCTGCATCAATATCTGGTTCGGTTGGAATTTCTCCCATTGCCATTGGGTCTTGACCCATACCTTCCATTCCAGAACCTTCGGCTGCCACTTGTTCTTCACCACCTGCTTGTGGTAATGGTTGACCAGTTATTGGGTCAATGGTTGAAGGATCTGGAATGATACCCTTTTGGATTTCATCTTCAATCTGTTCATCAATCTCAATGATTTCTTGATCAGTTTGGCGAAGGATTCTCTTTCTTACATACTCAGTAGAGTAATACTTACCAATGAATGGTTCTACCTGAGCAAGAAGTGCAAGTCTACCTTCGGTGAGTTCTTTTTCCTTGAGTTCAGCAAACTGATTATCATACAAGAAATCATATTGGATATGATCTCTCATTACTTCCCAATCTTCTGGAGAAACGATGTTCTTGAGAATCAATTGCGTTCTCAACATATCGTTGAACATCTGAGCAAAACGCTTTCTCAAACGACCAACAAACTTAGCAAACTTGAGTTCGTCTCTCAGAATCTCAGAAGAACGACCAAGATTGAAACCACCATCGGCAGCAATTCTTGACTCGGGAACTCCAAGTGCTCTGTAGAGTTTCTTTTGGAAGTATTCAATATCAGCAAGTTCACCAAGGTTTTGTCCACCAGGAAGTGTGGTGATTTCTGTGCCACGACCACCTTCTCTTCTGGGCAACCAGAAGTCTTCCATCATGGACATGAACTTACGGTCATCACGGACTTCACCAGTCTGTGCATTATATGCAAGTTTATTTCTGTAGCGAGACATAACCTCTTTGAGGTATTGCTCTGCTTTTACCTTAGGAAGATTACCACCATCAATATAGAAAATACGACGTTCTGGTGCTCTGGACAAACGATAGATGACCAGAGAATCCTCAATCATTCTAAGTTGATTGAGTGCCTTGATTGCTTTGTGGAGATATGAAAGAACAGTGTTCTTATTTCTATCTACCAGACCAGAAGTGCAATATGTAATCGCATCTTTAGCAATTTTAACTGACTTTGCAGAACCACGACTCATGGCATTTAATCCATAAGATGCGCTTGGTGATGGAGTATATTGGAAATACTCTTCAAATTCTGGACCGTTTGATATATCTTCTCCCTTATTAATTCTGACAACACCATTATCAAATTTTCCGTTAGGATTTTTCTTTTCCTGACGGATATATTTCATTTTCAGTGGATCAATATATCTTAATTCTTGAATCCCTGCTTGAGGATTCTTCATATCGATAACTTTAAGGTAGTAAACTCTTCCATCTACATACCAATTTCTAAAAATTTCGTGAGACTTTCTATCAAAGTCTAAAATTTCTTTGAGATATTTAAATTCTTCTCTAATCTTTTTCTTAAGTGCCTCACTAGCATTCAAGTTAGAAAGTTCGATTTCTACTGGTGAATCGTAAAGGTCACTAACAATTGCTTCATTGACGACATCTTCAATGGCACCATCCGCTTCTGGATGAAGTGCCATTTCTCTATATCTTTTGATTAAATCATGCTCTGTTCGATATACACCTTCAATATCAACGTATTGACCATAAAATCCACTGCTGATATAATTATCAACCCCGTCCTGATTAGTTTCAGGAACGGGGGAGACAATTGAAGGTGACTTATTCTGATTGCTGTCAATAGAGAAACCAAAAAGTTTGGCCATAATAAGTTAATCTGAGTCTTTTCCTTCTTCTATTTAGTTGATGTCCTCGCCACCAGCATTTGCACCAGTGCCCTTAGTAGCTTCCCACCACTGAACTTGAAGTTCAACAGTGAACTCTTGAATGCCTTGGGCATCGTATGAGAGTTCGATGGGAGCAACCTGAGTTGGGAATACATCGTAGAAACGATAGGATCTCAGGGTAGAACCATCACGGTCTAACTGATAGACATAAGCATCTGCTTGATAATCTGCTGGATTAACCAGACCAGTGTTATCAGATACTCTGTTGATGGTGTTCATCCAACGCTCGAATGCAGAGCGGATGGAGAAATCGGTATCGTTTAGAACGGTAACGGTCCAAGAATCGAAGGTTCTATCACCTGCGATTTTCAGAACACGACCTCTGAAAGGAACCTCAATTGGTGCAACGTTAGATGCTGGCATGTTAGCACCTTTGACCAAGAATCTTGATTTCTCAAGAACTACAGAGTCAGGTGCTGCTGCATCTGGGAACTGAAGAACGACTTCAAAGAGGTTGGCGCGAGCGCCACCACCCGTTAACTTACTCTTGAAGTCGGTAATCTTTCTTAGTGGGGGTGGATTAATTTGATTTCTAGATGGCATTTGTTTTAACCTCTAATTGAATTAAACGGAGCCGATTACTTCTTCAAAAGCAACACCAGTTCTGGTGGCAATGAAGGTAAGACCGATGAAGTTAATCGATCTTGCGGGTTTGATGAAGATGTCCGCTACAAACTCATTGCTATCAATAACTGCAGCAGTGTTGTTTGTTTCATCACAAATAACAACATAATCTTGAATACCTCTCTTGGACTGAACGTCGCGGAGGAATGGTTCAACAATATTTACAAAGTTGGTTCTTGTAATTTCATCGTTGAACTCAAACAGGAAGTCCTTTGCTGCTGCAGAAATTGCATCTTCCAGATAGATGAACAAACGGCGAACGTTGATTCTATCGAATGCTGAAGACTTACCAAATCCAGTCTTATCACCAAAGAGGGTGATTCCTGCTCCGGGGGAGAAGATAACTGGGTTGATTCTGTTGGAATACAGAAGGTCTCTTTGCTTTTTACCTGGGTTGTATGCCAGTTTTACTGCATTGAGAATTGCACCTCTTGAAGTTCCAGCAGGTGAGAACCATGGGAACTGTTGGATATCAGTTCTGGCACATGTGCCAGCAATATCTCCATTCAGAGGAACATAACGGAAGGTATCGTTAAAGCGGTCATACATGTATTTGTAACCACTATCAAAGATTCCGTATGTGGTTGAAGTGATTGGAGCATAGAAGCTCAGCACGTTATCGGTAATGTCATCAATACCATTAACTGTTACAGAACCAACAGAATTATCGGTGATAAATGCACCTCTGTATGGTGAAACGAATGCAACTGCATCCTTTCTTGCTTCAGCAACTGCGATTACTTTGTTAGCGAGTGCCTGTGCTTGCTCTTTACCATAGAAAGCAGAACCCATGAGAATGAAGTCTACTTCATACTCTTCAGTGTTCTCAAACAAGGTGTAACCAGAGATTAAATCATCAAGACCAGAGTCAAGTGCTCCAGTAGATGCAATATCAGTTTGACCACCGTAGTTTGTGCCACCTCCAAGGGTCATGGTTACAGAACCAGAACCTGCGAAGTTTACGCCATCTGCATCTTGGTCCCAACCAGCATCTGCATCAAGCTCAAGGCTTGCTGCTCCATTATCGGAGAACGCAATTGTTGTGACTCCAACAGGTGCAGAACCACCGAAGATATATGCGGAGTTGGTGTAAAGATACTTTCTCCAGTAAGAAGGTGAACCTACTGAGAACTCAGCATCCTTTGCCTTGGAAAGATTCAGGTGCTTCTCAAGGATAGAACCTGCATTTCCAGTGATTGTTCCTTTGTCGTCGATAACAACAACATGAACTTCATCAAATCTACCGCCTCTAGCAGCAGCATATTCTGAAGTTCCTGGTCTGTTAGAAAGTTGATCCCACTCAAGGGTTCCGACCGAAAGGTCGATTGTTTGACTCTCAAACCAGTCTGCCTCTCCAGTGTATGCTCTAGTGGCAAACGAAGATGCCTGACCATTGGTGTGAATTGCAACGTTTCCAGTTTGTGGAAGTGCATAAACACCGTTTTGCTGATAATCAACCTTTGTTCTTGTTCCTGCTTGAGATACGTGATCAACAAGCTTCAGTGAGAGAGTTCCTGCTCCAACTTCGGTAATGACACCAGAGAAGTATCCATCAAGAACTGAAGTTGTTCCAGCACCAGCAATAACGCTTCCTGCAGGAACGACTGCAGTGAAACCATATCCAACGGAAACGCCAGCGGTGCTAACTCCACTAAGGATTTGGTCTGCCCTACCGTCGATAACTGCAACCTTAATGCCATTTGCCCAGGAACCTGGGTTTCTTGCTGCAACAGTTACGTTAGTGATTGCATTCTCGTCGTAACCGAGTTGCTCGTAGTGCTCGGTGCTCTTAATCTTGATGCTTGATGCTGCGCCAACAAAAGCGTTCTTGAGCCCTGCGTCATCTGCTCTCGAAACTCTCAGAGTTCCACCGTAAGCAAGATAAGATGAAGCAACCATCCAGTGCTCATAGTGCTTGTCGACTGAGTATGGTCTGCCGAAAGTGTCTAAGAGATCATCCTCATTCTCTATTAACTGTGGGAGCTCGACAGGTCCTTTTGCGAATGGAGCAACAAGCGCCCCAATCGAACCAGAAACTGGATCGACTCTACCAATGGTTAAGTCAACTTCTCTTACTACAATTCCAGGAGATGCTAAATTTAGAGGCATCTTGGTGTTCTCCTTGGTCCAGAATTATCTGAAATTATTTATTAAAAAGTCTGTTTTCGTTGGGGAATTTGGACGTGATATCTACCAATCGGGATATTCCCATTTTCCACACTCGTTTTTTCCTGCATTAGATATCCGTTTTTTTGTGCATTCCTTACACTCATATGAATATGATGATGCAACTGGACCTCTGTCTTTTCTAGTCCTGTAAAAATCTTCGATTAAATTTTTTGTGGTTCCACAAACTCTACACTTTCTCTCAAAAAGGAGAAGATGACCTAATTTTAACTGGTCATCTAAATCCATCAGTAATACTCCCACATATATGCTCTATCACCATACTCATCAGTATGCCATCTATCCCCATTGTCATCTGTAAATGAACCTGTTATATCATTGATTCCATCATCCAAGAATCCAAATGGTGCCATATCCTGCTCAATCTGATTTTTCTGCTCTTCGTAAATTCTTTTTCGGATATCATTATCGGTCATCTCCTTGAAGTAGTCTTGTGCTACCAACCAAGCAAAGATAACCAAACACATTGCCAAGTCATCATTACATCCTTCTTCAGCTTCAAAGGAATTATGTCTCTGAGCAAATGTAGTTAACTCGGAAATGATTTCATAATCAAGAGTAAGAAGTTTGAAATCTTCAATTAGTGTCTTTAAGTTAGAGCAACCAAGTTTCTTAACTTGTGCTGTTGTTCTAACTCCCATTTGCGATTTTTTACCAGAAAAACCATGCCCGACTACTTGTCCAGCACGACCTCTCATTGCTGCCATTAGCATGTTTTCATATTCTAAATCGTAATGAAGAATATTTGCTACTTGCTCTCCAATATCATTAACTTCTACTAATACCCAAGCATCATTATAGTTCTTTGCTGTCTGCTGAATAATATTTGGGAACAACATTGGTTTGATTTCATTGTTCCTATACTTTGCGACTATCTTATAGGGAAACTCTGTAATATCAACGACGATAAATGCAGAATAATCGTTGCCCAACCCACGAGCAACATCAACAGTAATAAGGTAGTTGTGTTCCTCTTGTCTCTTCTCGTAGACATCTAAACCAGCACTCCTTTGAATAGGATCTTCATAAATTAAATTCTTGAGAATTGTTGGATTTATAAGGGTATTGACAGAACCAAGAAACTCACACTCGAACTCGACCTTGAATTGCTGTTCTGATGTATTTGCAATTGTCTGTTCTTTCCAGACTTCATCACGTCCAGGAACTTCGGACCAATGAACATCAGTTGGAATGTATTCATTCTTTCCTTTCTCCGCGTCGTGCCACATTCGGTAGAAATGATTCATACCGTGTGGAGTAGATACAATAATTACTTTGGTGTTTTTACCAGAAGTAATAGTAGGATAAACAGATGCAAAGAACGAGTCAGCAACGTGATTTGGGACGAACGCGAACTCGTCGAGAAAGAGGATGTTGAACGACATACCTCGGACAGCACTTGCAGACGTA